CTCTAATATCCAAAGCCTTTTCAAAAGCTCTCAATGTTTCAATAACTTCTTCGTTAGATAGCCCTGGTTTAATTTTAGTTGCTTTGCTCAATCTTATTCACCTTCCTTTCTAATAAATATATTTTGCTAAATAAGCTAAAGGGTCTACTTCTTTTTTATACATATCTGCTTTCCCTTGCTTTTCATATTCCCATACTACAGATAATCCGTACATTAAACTTGTAGCACGGTCTCTTTTTTTACTTTTAACAATTCTTGTATATATAATTTTACCGCCCTCAGAATAAGATTGTTTAATATTACTTAATTCTTGAACAAGATTATCGTGTTCAACGTGAATAACTTGTTCTTCCGGTTTATATTTTCCACTCTTATATTCTTCGTCGGTTTCACTACTATCAACTAATAATTGAAGACTTCCATCTTCAAATCCTGTTTTCATATAAGGATAAAATGTGCTATTAAATTCTTGAGTTGCTGTAATACCCCTTATCATAGGGTTAGCATCAGGTAATAACATTTGCCCCTCATCGTCATCATCACAAATTAATGGAGGGAATTCTTCTATTTCGCCTCTTGAATTTCTTGCAGTCCAAGGTTCCTCTAATAAAGATAATAATCCTTGACCGGCAGATTGAGCATCTATTACCAATTTCTCCGTATTCGGAAATCTTATATGTATTAATTCTCTCAAGAAATCTCTTTGCTCTTTTAGTGTTGCCCCATTCATAGTTTTTGTGAAAACAACTTGTTTAATAAAAGTACCATTTTTTCTTGGTACCAATTTAATAACGTGCGTACACGCATTATCTGAACCAGACTTACCAGATACCGCAACGTCGTGAGTAACCACGTACGCATATTGGCATTTTTTTGGTTGCTCTAATTCACATCTATCAATAACCCTACATTTAGAAGTTATATCATAAGGATAATAACTATCATTTGCGCTTCCAACAAATCGACCTTCATATTCGTAAGCCCATTTATCTAAAGTCATTTCCGGGTCATTCTTTTCAAGCATCATATTTTCTTCTGTAAACAAACCAGCATCTATACCAACTCTATAATCCAAACTTGCAACAAAAAAGTTTTTATCACCAGATGTCATTTGACTATAAAAGTTTAAAAATCTTTGATATAAATCGCAGGTCTTTAACCAAGCTGATGATATATATATCATTCTGCCTTCTTCATATGGTGCTTCTGGAAATTTTTTCTTAAGTTCAATAGCATTCTCTCTTGGCGTTTTAGTCATTGGTATTAAAACTTCTTTTAACGCTTCCGTTTTAACAAGTCTTGCTTCGTCAACTAAAATTAATTGGAATCTCCATCCTCTTGAGCTATCTCCTTTTTGATTATTTCCTAAAGTAAACGCTCTAATAGAACTACCATTTTTAAATTGGACGATACAATTATCTTGTCCGGTATTTATATTTGCTATCTCTCTTTTTATATTTTCGTTTTTACATAATTCGCCTTCTATTTTTTGTTTAATAACCATTCTAGCCTGATTACCGTTGCCTGATACAATACCGATTGCCATACCAGGATATAATATTGCCATACAAGTAATAAATATAGCGGCAATATATGATTTTGTTAAACCTCTACACATAATAAACATTATGTTTGGGAATCTTCCCATTGCTCTAAGTAATAGTCTTTGAAATGAGAATAAATTTGTCATTCCTAATATATCAACGGCAAATTCATCAACATAATATCTATAATAAGATAAGAATTTAGTCCATTCTTCATAATCTATTTTTTCTGAATTAATTGGGTCATAACTCAATGGGGAATCCGTATTATCATATCCCCAAGTTTTTTGAGCCTCAACCCCCTTACGAACCTTTTTGACATTAACTGCCATAATTATAAACTCCTATTTATATTCATAAATTGGTCTATAAGCTTATCAAACATATCTTTATCCTCTGGTATATGTTTAGGCACGAAATTATGTTTTTCAACTGCATCAAAAACCTTACCAAAACACCCAAGTGAAACATCACTTGCGCTTCTTTGACTTTCAGCAAACTGTGCTGATTTTGATAATCTATCAAAATTAGACACTGCTGTATTATAAGCATTGACAGCATCTTTATCATCCGGATTATCCCTCATAACATTATAAGTATCATTCATTATCAATGATGCTTGTGCTATTCTTTTTGCATAATCCTTGTGATTAGTTGTTATAATTTTAAAATCATTCTGTAAATCATTATAATATTTATTTAAATAATTTAACTCTCTTTTTGAATAATACCCTTGCCAATCGTCATCCCATTCTTTGATTTCATTTCCCTCCTCATCTTTTTCTATATTAGATGAAGAATTATAAATGCTATCTTTAAAACGAGCGTTTTCATATCGAGTCTTATAAGTATTATTTATTAATTCCAAATATTTATCTATATAATTCTCGTTTATATCAGCTAGAGCCTCTTTCCAAACGTCTTGAATAAATGGCGTATCTAAAACTTGCAAAATGTCATAAACAGTTTGCATATTATCTATATCAACTGATTTATTAACACATTCCTTACAAAAAGGATGGTAGCCTATTGAGACATTTCTTGATTTATAAAAATTACTACTTGGTTGATACCTTCCCATAGAGATACAATCAGAATTTTGACAAATCTTTTTAGGCTCTTTTGGCTGACTAGAATTAATCGTCTTATTTTTAGTCGCCACCTAATTTCACCTTTCTTTCAAATTAAATTAACGGCAGCCCTCTACTTTCAAGGGCGCAGGTTTACGCTTCTATTTTGTGTTTTACCATATAGGTCGCCGAAGATAGGCTGGGGCCGTCAACTCCCATCAAAAAAAGAACCCTATTCGAGTTCTACTGTGTAATTACATTCTATACCATCTTCAGTACAAATTAATACTGTTTGAGATGGTTTACCACTTAATCTTAATTCAACGGTATGGTCATCCCCAGAACCTGGGAAACTTCCGGATTGAACTAATTTAATTCCATTAACTTCTGTGGTAGCAGGATAATGCTTATGTCCAAAGAGAACACAATAAGGAATAAATCCCAACATAAATGATAATTTTGCTATACCATTAATGTCAAATTTATCATAATCCCCGTGAACAACAGCATAAAATTTTCTTCTGCACCAAAACCCCGTGATTGTATTATCCAGATTGTCTCCAAAATGGATATTATCAAATGCTTCAAGTTTACTTTTAGCATACCATTCAATAATAGTATCTAATCTTTCATCCTTTAAAGCATCTTCCTTTTTATCTATCCTAGAATGATTACCTACAACACTAACTACATTTACTTGATTAAAGTGTTTACTTAATTCTGCTAAAAATGAAGTAACCATTTCACTGGCCTTTATAATTTGTTCTATTACATTTTCTCTATTTGTTATAGCTATAGATTTATGAATAGAATTGCTAATCATATCTCCTTGTAAAGATACAAAGCAATTTTCAGAATTATGTCTATCTTTGATTTCAATAATTTTATTTAAGTATTGGTTCATTCTATCTTGTGCAACTTCTAAATTATATCTCCCCCAAGCAGAAGCAAAGTTTTGACCAATATGCAAATCACTCAACATAATAATTAAATCGTTGTCTGATTTTATTTGTATAGCCTGTCTTTCTTCTGGTTTTAATGGATTATAATCTATCTTGCCTTGTTTGGAAATAATATCTTCTAAATAATCTAATTTTTGTTCCACCCTAGCTTCAACCCTAATATTTTTATTTCTATTAGTTCTCTCATCCTGAAGCTTAATTCTTTCTTTTTGGATTTCCCTTTTTTGTTCTTCTAATTCTTTTATATATTCATCGTCATCTCTTTTAGAAAAAATTTCATCGTAGAACATTTTAGCATATTGATATTTTTTTCTATAAGCACTTTCGTCTCTATATTCCGTTTCATCATTTCTAAGTTCTTTATTTAAAGTTGGCGTTATAGATTTCCAATTATCAATTTGTCCAGCATCAACCATTTGACCTATGCGCCAAATATATTGATTTTCGCTTTCTCCTTCTTTTCTTTCTAAAATCATATACAAACTCCTTTTTTACTTTAAAAACTTGTTTTTCTTTTTCATTATATATAATATTTTTATCGAACCTTTGTTTGCCCTTATTTTATGGGCATTTTTAAGGTTTGGGTTTTTCCTAAATTTTATTTTTATGGTAATATTCCTTATTTTTTTTATTCTTAATTATTTTTGCACAATTATCACAATATTTCTTTGGAGAACGAGTTTTATTTATTACCACGCCACATTCAGAACATCTTTTATAATTGTCTTTATCGTTATAATAATCTAATTCGCCTATTATATTATCATAATTATCTATAACAATAGCTTCTTCTCCATCTTCTACAGAGAATGGCAAATAAAAATAATTATTTGATTTAAAATTATCTTCTACATATAAACCATCTATAATAAGTTTATTACATAATTTATATCTTTCGGCCACCCTTAACTTCATTAATCCGGCATATTTCCAAATATCCATATCATTTGTAATCACCATTTTAGTATTATTATATCTACTAAAGAAAAATAAGTATGGTTGATTAACAGCCCATTTGTAATAAACTAATAACATAAATAACAATCTTTGAGCATTTTTATCTTCTAATTTATTTATAACATCAATTTCTGATTTATAAATAACAACTTTAATATTTGTTACCAACGGATATGCCAGAGCTCTCTCCACAATTTTATTATAAATTAAATCAATCTCTTTTTTATCTAAATATTCACATCCGACTAATGGGAAATTTCCTAATTCTTTTTTTATTTCTTCATAAGACATACCCTCACTAGATAAATATCTAATAAGGATATATCTCTCTATATCTTTTTGCCTGTATGTTTGGAATTCTCTATTTTTAATAAGATTCTGTGCATATTTTTTTTCATCAAATATTAGCATTTTGAACCTCCTGTAAACCATATTTGTGTCCTAAATATTCAATTCCATTTTCTTCTTCAATTAAAACTGTGGGATTTTGTATAGGAATTATATCAATAATGTCGTCACCCATAATATCCCACACAATATCATAATCCATATTTTTTCTTTGACACATCATCACTAAATGATTAAATAATTCTTTTGTATTACTAAAAATATTTTTTATTTCTTCTCTATATTTATCTTTATGGCCATATAAAACTGAATTCATAATTTCCACCATATCATCATCATTTATTCCTTCGTTTTCTATCATTGCAGCAAAACCTTTATACTGCTTTTGAGATTTATATGACTTGCATATTTCCATCAGTTTGATTATTTTATCTTCATCTATATTCGTAAAGTCTGCAAACTTAGGCAATAAACTAATTTTACTTGGATGATATTTAATATCTGAATCAGAACTTTCAACAATTTTACATAAATTATTCATTACACAATCAGTTTCTAATACCGGAGAATACTTCTTATACTTTCTAACTAATTTATTTTCTCCTTCTGTTTTATTTTCCTTTTTTAATAAATCTTTAATTGATTTACCAAAATGTTTATAACTTATGCTATTAAAATTTTTTTCATATGTCTTATATTCTTTCATCAATGTATTATAAAGATAAATAAAGAAATAAGGCTTCTTTTTAACAACCATAGAATTATATTTATATTTTTCTGCTTTTGTTATATCGTCGTCGTCTTTATCTATTTTTACCCAATAACGCCATTCCTTTGGGAATTGAGGTGGTGTCGTACCTTTAATTTTATCTATTTCCGCCCCTTGTATTTCCCTAAGCAATTTTATTCTCTTTTGCATCTCTTGTAATTGTTCTTGTTGACCCTCTCCTTTAAATAATGGTAACATAGCAATCATACTAGTAGAATAGTTCGTTATCTGGCCAACTTTAGTATCTAATCCTTTAACATCACATCTAATAAAATTAGGCAAAGTAACTCTTTGAGTAGGAACCATTTCTTTTTCATAAGTAATTGGAATTTCCTCTCTCATAGCCCCTTTAAGAAAATATTTATTATTGGTAGAACACACTATATCTCCGTCAAAATCTGAATCTGCGTGTTTTACTGTAGCTATATCATAAATACTATAAATAATACCACTATAAATATATTTATACCATTTAGACATTTCTTCTGTATTGGCTAATCTTTCAACATTTATTTCCGAATAATGAGTTAATGGACTTCTCATCAAGCATATTTCTCCAGACACATTTCTTTGATTCCAAAAATTTGAATATATTTCATTGGCTTGTAATGCCCCTTTTGGTTCTAATCCAAGAGCATTTCTAACTTGAGCTATAGGGTCACTTATCATAAATTGATAATTTCCTTTAACCCAAATTCTTCCCAATTTAGCTTGTCTAATAGATTCTTTTATTGAATTATATATTTTTCTTTGAACATATCCATCTTCTAACATACTAGAATTTTTAACGATTGCCTTTGTGAAAGAACTTCCACAAGAATTAATAATATCTGCCAATCCATCTTCGGGATTTTTTACACCTATATTATAAGCCAATGAATATAGTTTATCTCCGCTGCATATATTTTTAAACCAATCTGTTGTATATGAAACGAGGCCTTCAATATCATCTTTGTTTAAATCCAAAACTTGAATATATTGATAATTA